CTCCTGTAGGTTCGGAAACAGGGGATCCTATTACGGGAGTAAATTACGGAGACTATTTCCTTGATGATCTTTTCGACGCATTTGGCGGAGGTGCTTTACCAGAAGCAACATATGATCCAGTAACGGGAGTAGGAACAGGAACAGGAACAGGAACAGGAACAGGAACAGGAACGGGAACAGGAACGGGAACAGGAACGGGAACAGACGAAGACCCAGAAACTGGACCCTTTGGAGGTCAATTTGGTCCTTGGTTAAGAAATCTTTTCTTAGGATCAGGTGAAGGCGGAGGCGGTATACTGGGCACCCTCCTTGGCGGAGGCGGTGAAGGCGGAGGACTTGGAGGCTTATTCGGTAGCAATCCACTAATGGCTTTTTTGATGGCTAAGTCTTTGATGAAGGACGAACAAACTCCCTCTAGTCTAGTTCCCATAGGACAACAAGCTTATGGTGCACCTGAGGCTTACAATATGCCCGATTACAGAGTAACGAATTTAGAACCCGCTTTAATGCCGGGAGTAGGTTACGCTAATATGGCTCAACCTCAACAACCAATAGGCATGGAGCAAGGTGGACTAGCTGGACTAATGGAACTTATGATTCCATCGGCTAATGCAGAAATAGTTACAGGCATAGGTGAACTTCCCGGACGCAGTCCTTGGTATAGCATTATTAGTGATCTTGGGTCAAAACGGTACCGTTTAAGGCAACAGATAAAAGAAGAACTAGATCCAATAAGTAAAAAAGAACTGCAAACAGAGATAGATGAGTTGACCAAAAGAATGAAAAAATTTCAAGATTTGGAAAATAAATACTTCAGCGAGAATCCAGCAAGGGCAATAGAGCGTTTTCAAACTGGAGGTCTAACTTCTCTAGAGGGTCCCGGAGACATTACTTTAGCCAAATTGGAACCCGGTGAATTTGTGATCAGAAGGGAAGCAGTGGATAAAGTAGGTCTTCCAGCACTAGAAAGAATTAATAATATGGGAAGAGGTAGAAGTGGCTAGTTACGCAGATCCGAAAACAATAGCCCAATACGAAGAGCCGTATGCAGGAGCAATGCGTCGTGGATTCTTGGAATCCGCCCATGGGCTCGCACAACAGCCTATACCCGTTCCTGTTCAAAAATTTGCAGGATTAGATCCTTATGAAATGAGAGCTCGTGAAATGGCCAGTGGTCTTGGAGGGTTTACTCCCTATTTACAGCAAGGCGCACAAATGGCACAGCAAGGGTTTGGTTCCATGCAACAAGGAAGAGAAGCCCTTGGCGGTGCTCAAGGAATGTATGGACAAGGAGCTGGAATGGTTGGACGAGGAGCCGATGTTCTGGGTCAAGCTCAAGGAATGTATGGACAAGGAACAGGACTCGTAGGACAAGGTACTGGTATGTATGGACAAGCAGCGGGCATGACAGGTCAAGCTGCACAGATGTATCGTCCCGGTGCTGCACAACAGTTTTACAATCCCTATGAACAAGATGTAGTACAGCAAACGCTACGAGATTTAGAAAGGTCAAACCTTCAACAAGGACAAGCAGACAGAGCACGGGCAGTTTCTTCAGGTGCTTTTGGTGGTTCGCGTGGAAGATTAATGGAACAGGAACGCGAAAGAGCTTTTGGTCGTGGTGCAGCCGAAGCGGTTGGTGGTCTACGACAAGCAGGATATGCCGGTGCACAGCAACAAGCACAACAAGCAGGACAAGGACTTGGAGTTCTTGGTGGACAACTTGGACAATTCGGACAAGGACTTGGACAGCTCGGCGGACAACTAGGACAATTCGGTCAAGGACTAACAAGCACTGGTGGACAGTATGGACAACTAGGCGGTCAACTTGGACAATTCGGTCAAGGGCTTGGAGCAATTGGTGGACAATATGGAAACCTTGGTCAGGCAATGGGTCAAGCTGGAACAGGCTTTGGACAACTTGGCATGACTGGACAACAAGGATTAATGAATCAAATTGGTGCTTTTGATAAGTTTGGACAAACTGGAAGAGGAATACAGAATCAAATGTTCGGTGCACAATATGGCGCTGCTCAACAAATGGCACAAGAACCTTGGAAACGAATGCAAGCGTATCAAGGTATGTTGGGAATGTTGCCTCCAACAATATCTCAAACAACTTATGGAGCTCAGAAACAGCCCGGTGCATGGGACTGGTTATACCAGTCGGGTATGATCTAATGAACTGGAAAGGCAGACAAATGTTCTCTCCCATCAATATGACAAAAGGTGGAGGCGTTCCTTATCCCAGTTACGAAGGAGGGGGAATAATAGGTGCAACCCCTAGAGAACGCAAAAGAATGTTTACCATTTGGGACAAAATGACTCAAGGACAAAAAGAAAAAGTCATGGACGGTAAGCGTTATCAAACGGGCGGCGAAATCATGCCAACACAACTATTTGAAGAAGGCGATCAGGACATTAACATGGCCCTGAATAACATGGTGGGCACAACCAGTCCTTCTATAGGGCAACTTTCAGAAGAAATTTCCTTTGAAAGAGAGACCATGGGCGAAGAACCAAGGACCATGGACATAAAGGAAAAGTATAAAAATATTCTAAGACAATATGCTTCCCAGTTATCTGAAACAGAAGAGGAAATTGGAAGGCTTTGGGAACAGGTAAAAAAAGTGGAAGTAGCTTATGCCAATGAACTAAAAGAAGCGGGACAAGAAATTACCGCCGAAAACCAATTGATAACTGAAGAATTTCTTCAAGAACTAGAAACATTGTTTTCTAGTGCGATTCCAGCCATGCAAGCGGGATCAGTGGTTAAAGACTCAGAATCTGCTATGTTGGAGCGTTTAGAAGCTCTAAAAGAAATAAAAGATCTAGGTATACAGTTACCACTAGATAGATGGATGGAAATACGTAAAGACCCCACTGCAAAACAAAAAGTTATAAATATTTTTAGTCTGATGACAGCACAACAACAGCAAGGGACTCAAGCCCAAACTGATTTAATGAATCGAATTAGTGATATTGTCGGGGAACGACAAGGCTTGGCTAAAACAATTTCTGGCGCTACCACAACACAGGCGCAGCAGATAAAAGACATTTTTGAAAAACGACGGGATCCAGCACATCTTAGAGACATAGGAGCTGCTGCTGGTGCACAAGCTGTCACAAAAGGAGGAGGGTTTGGCAGTTTTCTTGCTCAAAATGCTGCCGCTAGAGGAGCAATAGCTGCAACCAAAGAAGGTACATACGCAGATCAATTAAAATACCTTACTCAGGATCCAGAGGCAGCAGAAGCTATGTTAAAAGATGCAATACTTAAAGATGAACTTGCCGCCCTTAATCGTACAATGACTGGAGCAGGAGGCGTTACAAAAATGCCCGCAGCTGTGATGACAGATTTGTATGAGACACTGGCTCCCACAGATGTTACTCAAACAGATGTTGATGAAGCATGGGAGGATTTTCAAAGAGGACAAAAAATTGGCACTGAACGAACAAACACATTTAATGACTTAGGTAACTTTATAAATACATTTGCAGCAGTGCCTTCTGTGTTTATAGGGCCTCATGGTTTAGGAGGAACTATAGAGATGGCGGGGAACACAATAGATTTTGCTAGTTACTTCAAAACAAAACTGCCTAGTTATAGAGATAAATGGTCTAAGATTAAATCTTCGCAAAACACACCAGATGTGGAAACAGGTCTTGTAAAGAAATCAAATAGAACGGTTATGCCTATGGAATATGCATGGATCTTGGCTAAAAAAGAATGGCAAACACTAAAAGCATCTACGTAACAATAATGTACCATGGCTACACAAACAGCAGAAGAGCTTGAACAAGAATTTCTCGAATTATTAAAAGCACAAACAACAGCAGCACAACCTTTTGTAGCTACAGAAGGCGAGGTTGATCAAACGTATCCAGATGCTGATGAACTAAGACGGCAATATCAAGCAACAATAGATTACCAGTCGCAATCCATTAATACTCCCGAAGACGAAGAAGACTTTTTAAAGTTTTTAGAAACGCTTGGTCGTTCTGTGGACTCAATGCAACAAATGGGATATTCCTTTGCTGGAGTTATTGGAGAAGCAACCGAGTGGGACAGATTAAAGGAATGGTCACGAGCAGGAGTAGAACAACAAAAGCAAGACATGGCAGAATATGCCAAAAAAGGTGAGACCATACAAGCTACCGACTTGTTAAAAAAATTCAATACAGAAGACGAAGACCTAAAAATAGGAGATGTAGGTATTTGGTTAAGACAAACCGCTGGAGATGTTGTACCTCCTTTGGTTGTTTCTGCCTCGTCTATGTGGGCTGGTGCTGCTATAGGCGGTGCTATTGCGGCACCTATTCCTATACCGGGAGCCAGAGCGGTTGGTGTTGGTGTTGGTATGGCTGCTGGAATGCTTCTTCCTTCGTATGTTCTAGGCGTAGGAGAAATAGACGTAACTATGAAAGAAAGAGCAGGAGAGGATTTTGAAGCTCCAGCACAAGCACTTATAGGCGGAATTCCAATAGCACTATTGGACGCTGCTTCTTTAGCTCTTCAACTTAAACCAATTATATCCCCTGCCGTTAAAAAATTTGGTGCCAAAGCTGTAGTAGATCAGTTGGTAAAACAAGGAGTGAAAAAGAATGTTGCAAAAGTGGCAACAGTCAGTGCGATTAAAAACATGCCTGTTGAAGGTGTAACTGAAGCCTCTCAAGAATATATAGCTGATTTAATAGCAGAAGTGGCAACAGGAATTGCTTCAACTGACCAAGAAAAAATCGACATGATGATAAACGCTGGCTCTAAAGGAGCTGTCGGAGGAATCCTTGGAGGAGGAACATTTGAAACCATAGCCGCCGTGCAACACAACAAGATGGCCGCAGAACAAGAAGAAATAGAAGGTTGGAGAGACGCGAGGGAAGAAGAAGTAGAAAGAGGAGTAGAAGAGTGGAAAGCAGCGCAACCAGAGCAAGGACTAGATAACCTAGATGCCAATCAATTACGTAATTTTTGGGAAGGAGAAACAAAAGAAAAACTTATTGCTCCACCCGGATCCACCAGAGAAGAGGTATTAAACGAAATTCTTTCACTAAAACGCGAAGAGCTCTGGGGAAATGTTCTTGCCAAGGAAGTCAGTAAGGACACTTTAGCTGATGTAACCAGAGAAGAACTCATCAGAAAATATCTTTCTGAATTTGACGAAATGACCTCTAACGAAGTTGCATCGATCATTGATGAAGAATTCATGGTCGAGTCCTTTTTTGATGATATTAGTTATGCCAATCCTACTCAGCAATTAGTTATCAAACTAGGAACAACCCTTGGAATAAATACTCCAGATACTTTAAATATTTGGTTGGATAAGCATGGCATAGATCGTATGAGTGAGCAAGACATAAGTGGAGCAACTGCTTCTGGTTTTCTACACCCAGAAATTGAAAAAATTAAAAAAGCTATGGCTGAAGACATGGCCGATAGGATAATGGAACAAAAAGGAGATACAGCTGTAAGTAAACTAGGTTTGTTTCAGTTTAATCAATGGGTAAATGATCTTATGGAAAAATACACTCTTGCAGAGCTAAGATCCATTGCTAAATTAGCAGACATGTACGGTTCTACTAATAAAGAACAAAAAATGACTAAGTTTGAGCTGGCTACTCATATTGCAGAAGAAAAAGCACAAATAGAACTACAACGACAAAAACTCGGTCCTTATTTAGACGCTAAAAGTAAACAAACCTTTCTTATAAACCTACAAACAGATGAAATGGGAACCATAACCAAAGAAAAAGTAGCAGATGGTTCTAATATGATGGGTACAGGAGCGCCTACAGATATGAAACTTAATGATTTGATTGGTGTTCAAGGAAACGCTCACGAAGTTTCTGTTGATGTAATTGATCCTAATGTACCAAGGGGGTCTCCCGGAAGACGGTTAGATACAATTGTTTTTAAAAGATATGGACCTGCGGAATTTGAAAGAATAAAAGGAAGAGAAATAGTAGACAAGGAACAAACAGAATACAGTAGGGATCTCCCTCAAAGAAGCCGAGAAGAGTTTGCACAAACTGCTTTTGATATATACAACGAAACAGAAGCGGTGCAAGAAGGCATTATGCCTAGACGAGAAATGTCTCAGGAAGAAAAGGATTTCATCCAACAAAAGAGAAGGCGTGGAGGAGAGCTCTCGACTCAACATCCTTTATATCAAGGCATGACTCTTGATGAGTTTATGAACACAAAAGCCGAGAATGAATATGAGCTTGTCACTGCGCGTATTACTAAAGGGCAATTAATGCATGAACAATTTACTAATAAGTTCCTTTCTTTTTTGTCCACCCGCTTTAGACCTTTTGGTCCAATGGGATTAGTCGGGGGATTAGCACGTAGACAAATGATTGCCAACACAAGAGTCATAGATAATTTAGCGAAAGATTTAGGAGTAGCAATAGGAAAAGCCATGGTTTATGCACATCAACAAGGAGACATTTCTGGCTTGGAAGACGGCAATAGATTATTAATGGCTTATCTTAAAAAAACAGGATCCTATAGAAAAGTAACTGCTAGAGAAAAAGAACTCTGGAAGAATGAGATTGAAAGAATGGAGATGGAACTAGGTAGCTTGTATGTTGGAACCACTGATTATGAAAACTTACGAAGCGACATTGAAACCCAAAAATTTATGCTGGAAGGAGGCGAAACAAGACAAAGAAGAAGAATCGCATTGGAACAACTTCCAGAAAGTCTGCATGAAATTGCTCTGCGTTCAAGAAAAACCGTGGATTCTCTTTCAGAGCGTATATTAAAAGAAATACCAGAAGAGCTTTTACCCACTGAACAAAGACCAATAGTGCAAGAAAATCTTGGAAGATACCTTACTTCTTCTTTCCGTATTTTTGAGCCTTCTTTAGGATGGAACCCTAGAATCTCTAGTGCATGGAATCCAGAACATCAAAAACTTATTGATAATGCTATTGTGTCTTTAGATGCAATAAATGAAAACAATCTTGCATGGAGAACGAACAAAAAAGAAGTTAATGAAAAAGGGATAGTTCAAAATTATGGGGATGCTATAAATGAAATAGATGCCATATTAAAAATGGAGAAATTTTCTTCTGCCTCTGATGTTGCTCGTTTGCCCGGTATTCTTAAAGCAGTAAGTGCTGATCAAGCCATAGGACTTCCTAGTAAAACAGGTTTATTAAGAGAAAGATATGAAATCCCTTATGCTATTAAAAAACTCATGGGCGAGGAAACCGATCCCGCACTGGCTATAGCAACTTCTGTTTCTCGAATAGGAAAGCTTCTTGAAATGGCAAAATTTTACCAAGAAATGAAACAAATAAATGAAATGCCGGGAGAAATGCATTTCTCCCCTGTTTCTTATGGAAACTACAGCGTTCCAATAAGTGCTCTTGGAGACTGGAATCCATTACAAGGATATTACACAACTCCTGAATTTGCTAACGAGCTGGAAATAGCTGGAGGACGCGACTCTTTTTTTGATACAGATACTATAGCATGGTATAGAACATGGATTTTAGCTCCAAAAGCAGCAGTGCAGTTTGGAAAAATAGTTCTAAGTCCTGCTACCCAAATGAGAAACTTTATGGGTGGTGCAATTATGTTTTTAGGAAACGGACATTGGCGACTGGGTTCTTTTCCCATAGCCATGGATGCAGTAGCCAAAGAGTTGTTTGGAACAGGAATTATAAGAGATTGGGTTCTTGAACCCGGACAAGAAGGTAAATACTACAATAAAGGAGTTCTTACCGACAAAGGAGCAAGAGCAGAAAGAATGTATAGAGCCATGCAAAGATTAATGATAGTAAACACAAACGTAAGAATGAACGATATATTAGGGATTTTTGGTCGTGCAGCAAGCGGTGAATATAATTCTTATAATCAATTTGTAGACGCTCTTTATGTAATAAAGAACTCAAAAGGTGGAAAAATAGGTAGTGCTCCGTTTGAAAAAATACTTACAACGGCTAAAGAATTTTATGCAGCAGCAGATGACTTTTGGAAAATAGCTGCTTTTGCGGCAGAACGCATAAAGCTCAAAGAGGGTTTAAGAAAAGCAGAAAGTTTTTCTGATGGTCCGTTATCTGAACAAGCGAAAATGGATATTCTAATGGAGTATGCTGAAACATTGACTACGAAAACATACGGCACAGTACATAATCAAAACATGAAAACTGCGTTTAGAAATGTAACAGATCTCGAAACTTTGATGGATGAAATTGCAGCTTATCATGTAAGAATGGGAATACCCAACTACGACTATGTGGGTAGGTTTGCGAGAACATGGAGACAAATAGCTGTGGTTGGAAACTTTATTGCCTTCCCAACAGAAATGGCTAGGGTGTCCTTTAACATTCCACAGATAGCAATGAAACAAGCCACTTTTAAAGTTTCTCCTAAGACCATGGAAAAATATGGTCTAAGAAAAGAAACTATTTTATACAGATACTCCAACGGACAAATAGGCTCTCAGGAAAGAAACTTAAAACCTTTTACTTTTTCCAGTCTTGAAAAAGGAATAGGTTTTAGCCTAGCTGCAGGAGGACTAGGTTCTATAGCAGTAGCAACTGGAAAAGCTATATTTGATGTTGATGATGATGAACTTGATGCAGCTAGATTAATTAGTGCTGAATGGGCTCAAAATGATTTATTAATACCTATAGGTTCTGTGCGTTCCCAAGAAGATGGAGGAGGGTTTCCAGCTCTTAATGGTAATTATATTCTTCCTTGGAGCGAAATATCAAAACTATGGCCTATTATTGAAAAAAATATTAGAGAAGCAGACAGACTAGGAAACGATGATTGGACAGTAGGAACCATGGAAGGAATTGTAGAATGGGTAGCAGAGTACACAGATCAATATTTAGGACAAGCAATTTCTGTTAAAACACAACGCGCTCTTAGAAACAATAGAGATCCTGATAATGGAGATCAAATCTTCAATCCCGATGCTCCTCTTGGAGAAATAGTAAAAGATATATTAAGTTATGCGTGGAAAGATGTGGCTTTTGGTGCTTATTTCCAAGGGAAAACTTTACGTCGTGCCTTTGCTAAAGGAGAGGAACGGTTTGATAAAAATAATAGAACTGTTGATAAAAAAGAAGCTATTATGAAAACTTCTGGTTTGAGTCCTGTTCTTTCTGATCCCACTGAAAGTATGCCTTATATCGTTTCTAACACTCTTAATTACAGAAGATTTACGGTTCAGCCTACGATGCAGCAAGCAATTGGGGGAGGACCAATGCCTGTAGATGAAATCTTTAAATATTATAAAGACGCACAATCTTTTTGGTTCATAGAACAACAAAGACTTTATGAACTTTTACAGGCAGTTAAAACACTAAACATTAATGAAGAAGTGTATACGGAACAAATGAAACGTTTTAAAGGAATGGGCAAGGATTTTGTTGAAAATATTGAAGATGGAATATTTACTCCTTGGAAAATGCCTGATTTTTATAAAGAAAAATTTGAAGAAAATACGGAGGAGATGATAGAAAAACAAATAAAAGACGGCAGAGATCCAAATTTAATTACTAGATATTGGCCAGAAGAAGATCTTGACTTTTTTTATGACATTTTAAAAGAAAGCGAAATTAGTCTTCTTGGGAATTCTGAACTTCCGTTTCCTTGGGAAGAAGATTAAATTTTTCCACTCTCTCGAACCACTGATCCACAGCTCGTTTGAATTCATCTCCTTCAAGAATAAATTCCTGATATAAACAATCAACTGAGCACATCAGGATAACTCCTTTCTCTATTTCGGTGCCATAGAGTTCATTGTGTGCCAGTGCATAGGCTGCGAGTTGTTGAAAATAGTCCCAGACCCATTGTCTGCGTTTGGGTTTGTTGGTTTGCTTGAAATCCATGATCGACAGTTCATCTTCATGTATGCCAATAGCGTCTGTTCTTCCCGCATATTTATTTGGATAGTACAAAGCAACTTCGCAACCATAGATTTGTGAAATTTTAGGGAACCCTTGGTCCATGACCGTGCAAGCCATTTTATAAGCACGTTTTTGCTCGGCATTTTCTGGTTTATAATCCCAAATTTCACCGTTGACAATCTGTTTTTCAAGAATATTATGCATATAACTGCCTCTGGTTGCCGCTTCGGTACGAATACGTTCCGCTTCTTCCTCTCCTACCCTTGCAATCCATTTCTTTAGTCCGTCCCCTTCTTTGGTTCCAGATAAAATAGTTGTTACAGAAGGTAGTTTCTGGCCCTCACAGTCGTAGAAACGACCATTTTTTCTGTCTTCACTGGAAAAAATGCCGTATTCGTAGGGAGATTCATAAAGTATTTTATTCTTCATGTCCCTGTTTTGGTTACTGTTTCGGTACGTCGTTCAGTCGCCCGGCATCAAGATCTTCTTTTAGCCGTTTAACTGCAAATGCGAACACATTGCTGGTTGGTCTTTCTGTCTTTTTGCCTATGTCGGCCGCCATTTCAACAATTTCTCTGCGTATTGCTACGCTTTTCCATTTGTTAATGTCCATGATTACTCCCTTTTGGTTTATTATACATTAAAAATTAAGACATATCCTAGTTTTTCTTAGGAGATACCATAGAGTCTCCCCAATTTTTTCCAAGTTCAGCATCTACCTTATTTGGAACTTCCAAAGGCACCGCTTCTTCCATAATACGGCAAATATCTTTAACTTCCTTTTTGTCTTTGACTGAAAAAACAAGTTCATCGTGTACTTGTAACAAAGGCAAATAGCCTTCTTCGTAACAATGAACCATTGCTTGTTTAGTCATGTCTGCTGCTGATCCTTGAATTAGTTTGTTGAGTGCTTTATAGACAAAAGCTCTTTTTATTTCACCGTTGTATTCATGTACCGCCTCTTTATATTTAAGCGGTCTCCCGGTTCCATATTTTAAAGGTTCCCACATATCAAAATGGCAACGCCTTCCTAAAATTGTTTTTATATACCCTTTTTGATTAGCACTTCTCATTACTGAGTCTGCTAGTTGTCTAACAAAAGGAGCATAAGTATTAAATTTTTGTAAAACTTCTACTGCTTCTTCTATTGTAACCCCTAACTGATCGGCTAGTTTGCCTTTTCCCATGCCATACATAATTCCTAGCCCAATTGTTTTTGCGGTCTTGCGATTAATTCCTACAAGATTTGCAACCTCCTGATGAAAATCTGCGTCTCCACTACAGTATGCTTCCGCAACCGTATCCGCTCCTTCGTAATGAGAACGACTGGCATAGTGGGTTAGTATTCTTGGCTCTTGTTGTGAAAAATCTGCTGAACACCATTTGTCTTCTTCCTCTGGTAGAAATAAAGAACGCACTAATGGCCCTATTTCTTTATTACGTGCAGGAATCTGTTGTAAATTAGGATTGCTCATTGAGAGTCTTCCTGTAACAGTTCCTCCTGTTTGTCCTTTCAGCTGTCTTATTTCAGCGTGTATTCTGCCGTTGTGCTCGTGTTTTAAAATAGAATCAATAAAAGTGCTGTGTGTTTTGTTTACTTCTCTTGCTTCTCTGATCAACTGGGCAACAGGGTGTGGATGGTTTTCCAAAAAAGCTTTGGTGAAACTTGGGAGTCCTGTCGGAGTTCTTAAATAAGTTAAATCCAAAGCATCAAAAACTTTAGACAAAGAATTGGCTGCCCAAAGTTGTACTTCTTTTGCTCCCGATTCTTTTTTTATGTTTCTAACTATTTCCCTTTCTCTGGCAATCAGTTTTTTCTTCAGTCTTTCTGCTTTCTCAAGGTCTACACGTACTCCTTTCTTTTTCATTTTCATAAGTATAGGAAGCACACTCATTTCTAAATTAAAAACATTCCACAAGTTCTGTTCTTCCAGTAGTATCTTGAACTGGTTCCAAAGTTTTAAAGTAAGCACAGAATCTTGAGTTGCATAAGTACCAACATAAGCAGACGGCAAACGCCACATTTCTGCTTTTGGATCCAGCCCCCATTCTTCAGCAGCTGCATAAAGTTCTGATTCTGTTTTTCCTTCTCCTACATAAGTTCTCCCCAAGGCATTAAGGGAAAACCAGAACTGGTTTTCATCAATAAGAGGGGCAACTACCATAGTGTCTATAATACGTCCTTTTACTGGAACCCCTTCTTTGTCCAGCCAGCCAACGTCATAGGGAGCATTGTGAAATACTTTATCGCTATTGGTTGCACAAATTTCTTTGGTAAATTCTAAAACTCTTTTTTTAGGAAAATTAAACCCTGCTTCATGCCCAAAGGGAAAGTAGTTTGCAAAACTTTCAGTTGCAAAAGAAATACCGACAACTTCTCCATCGCCTCTAATATAACCGGGACCAAGCTTTTTTAGATTGGGGTCTCGTGTTTCAAGGTCAATGGCAATTTCTTTGGCTTCGCAAAGTTCTTTTGTTGGAAATTTATCCGGGGGTATCCACTCTGTTGGAGGCTTATATACAAAACTCATATGACGTACCTGTAATAATCATCTTGGGCTTGAATCAAATACAGGTTTTCTATGGTACGAGTAATGGCAACATAAAATTGTCTGTGTAGCCCATCTGGTTGGAGTACAGAAGATAGTTTCTGTGCACGGGATAAATCCAAATACACAGCTACGTTCTTCGCTTCACCACCTTTTGCCTGATGAATAGTAGAAATGACAATACGTGGCTCTTCATGTAGGTCTTCTTTTCTCGCTCTTGCTTTTTCTATAAAGCTTCTTCTTTCCACATCAATTGTTTTTTCAAAGACTTCTTTCCAATTTTTGCCTAGAATTTCTTCTCTTAGTCCATAGTTATCGATTATTTCTTTTAAAGTAACTGTTTGTCCTTTGTTGGGTGCCTGACCTGCTTTAGTAAGAAAGCCTCGTTTGACTCCGCCTTTACCAAGATAGTTATATAAATCGTCTAATTCAGATAAGGTAATTTTTTCTTCGCTATTTAGTTTTTTCCATGTATCAATTGCTGAAATCATTTTGTAGGGAATGTACCTGTAGTGGTTGTGGGAAAAAGGATAGCCGTTGTCTATTAGAAACTTCCGTATATTATACCCTTTCGAGGTGTCTGTTAGCATGTAATCACAGGAAGCTAAAACCAACCATTCTCCTTTATCCAACGGTAATCTTTCTATTGAATTAACGTTGTTTACTGTTCCTTCTTCTTCTCTCGGTTTGTATTCTTTTGGTTCACGACATCCAATTCGTTCTGAAATTCTTTCGGCTATGGAATGCACAAGCCCCGGTATTCTATATGACTGATCCAGCACAACTTTTTTACCCTGATACTGGACAAATCTCTGAGGTCTAGCTCCGTTCCATTCGTATATTGCCTGATCATCATCACCAGCTATATAGGTCTTTTCTGCGCTGGCTGCTAGTCTGTCAACAAGTCTCCAGTTTAGCTCTGCCAAATCTTGTGCTTCATCGACTATTAAAATATCTAATGGTGGTGGCGTTCCATCGTCCAAGAACTTTATTATCATGTCTGCAAAAGAATAGACAGGAGGCACTCTGGAATCACGAAATATCTCCCAAGCTTCGGCAATGGGATCCAATAAATGTGTAACCACTCCTTTCCTTTGTTCTGGACTCAAAGATAAACGTTCATCTTTTAAGGACTGACAGTTTGTTTTTGAGCGTTCTATGATTTCAAAATACGGATCTTGGACCACGGACCTTAGAGCTTTTGCATTGGTGCCATATTTTTTTGTTAGATTAAATTCGTATTCTTCAAGAAACTCAAATATATCTCGTCCATTCATAACATTGGAAATCCCCATGATTCTTTTGCAAAAAGCATGGCTTGTACAAAAATAAGGCATTTCATCAAAGCCCAAACCAAAACGTACATGAGCACGGTTTTTTCCTTCGTCTGCTGCTTTTACAGAAAAAGAAATAAAAGCTATTTTTTCTGGAGAAACTCCTTGGTCTATGTGTTCCTCGATGATGTTAAGCAAGATTGTAGTCTTGCCTGTTCCGGGGGGACCGAAATATTTAGTTGTGTTTTCTATTCCCATTCTTTTTCAAAATCTTTTATTTCAAAGTCTTTTAAAGAAACAGAGTCAGAACTAACTTCTTGAACTTTTAGTACCCAGACTTTTTTGTTGCCAACTGATTTGTCTATCCACTTGGGAACGTTAAGGGCTCCCATTTCTTTTAGGCCAGTAAAAATTTCTGCCTCTTTAATTTGTCTCATCTTTTTAAATTCTTGTACAAATACAACAACATCTCTACCAGTGAACCACCACTCTTTGACTTTTTCGTCTTCGTGTCTGTAGACACCACTAGAAACAACAGCGAGTCTGGAAGAAGATTCTGAAAGTCTGCAAAACTCTAAAACAGCTTCTCTTAAAAGACCTTTTTTCGTCATGTCAGATGGTACATCTATTATTTGTACGTCTTGTAATAAAACGTTTAGTCGCGAAACCCAGTCTATTTTTTTAATATCCGGGGGACATGTGTTAAGGACTTCTATGCATCTTTGCTGAAACATGGAAAAATTATGAAGTTGTTTTGTTTCCAAGACAATAGTTTGACCATCTACATCCAAGTGCCAGAGGGGAGGATCCGTCATGTATTTTCTAAGCCCTCCATAAATTGGTTCCCTCTGGGAAGACTCAATTCCATATCGTCGGGTTATGCAAACACCGCTCTGACAAAAATCTACCAAAGGTTGTTTACTGCATTGGTATCTGTAGTCTGTTTTTTCTAGGCTTTGAATGATGGAATTGAGTTCGCTGTGAGACAGAGGTCTTGCACAAACGTTTTTGTTTGTTTCCTGTAATTTGTCTTTCCATTCTTCTCCTTCTGGGTAAACTTTTCTTAAAAATATGCCATAGTTTAATAGTGCATTATTACGCATTCCTTCTGGAATGCCGTTGAGTTTCATGTGAACTAAGCAAGGAGGAGCTTCGTTCCATATGCTGTTGCCATTAGTTATTTGTTTGCGTCTATTTTTTCTGACTGGTGTAAAGGTGTCTATGTCTTTTTCGGTAACTGCTCTTCTTTTTACAATTCTAAAAAACTCGTCTATTCCAGCTGCTTCTCCTTTTGCGTTTAGTGCATATCTTGTTGTGTCGTCACCAGCAAAGTAGGGCATGTTTAACCAGTTCCCTGTTTGTTTTTCTTTTGGTAGTTGTTTTGACCATTCATATTGCTTTGGAAAAATTTCATCTCCAGTTCTGCCCATGGCTGCTGCTATTTCTTCGAGTTTGTTTTGTATCTTAAAAGCCAGAATAGGTTCTTTTGTGAACAAAAATAAATGCACTCCCCCGGATTTAGTCATGCAGGGTACCAAAGGGAGTTTCATTTCCCTTATGTTTTTTAAAAGTTGTTTGGTATTAATAGGATATTCATCGACATCAATGCATCCCCACATACAGGTTTCATCATCTTTTAAAGGAATGACTCCGATGGATATTTCTCCTTTCAGGTGTCTTTGCCAAAGCTCCAAAGAAACGGGCTCTTGTAGTGTTCTGCCCCGACCATCTTTTTTTATTCCTTTGGCTGTGTTCTTTTGTCCAGTTATTTCATATATACCGTATGCTCTTTCTAGCCCAGAAAATACCTTCATAAATTTTTGCGCTGTTTCTTCCACAAGCCTCAAGGAAGGGCCTCATTACCCCTAAAGACATAATGAGACCCAATCCAATTAGTCCTCCCAGTCCTTAGAACCAGAAGAGCTTTTCTCCAGAGCAGGAGCTTTTGGCCCTTGCAGTTGGTCCATACCTCCAGTAGCACAAAACTTGGAGAAGTTTTCTGCTTCTACATAGAGGTCTCTTTCGTCTTCCTGTAACATTCGTTCTTGGCTGATACTATAGCTGTACCAAGTACCACGGTCATTGGACTCTACTTGAGTCCTCAGACGATACCAGTGGGTGAACGCAGGAGCTTCATATTTGCCCTTGCTGCCCTCCAAAAAAGTATTTTGGATTGTGGTATTCCAATTACGAGAATGCTTCAGTTGAGCTCCTGTCATGTTGATAACGCACTTTTGTGTTACGTCGTCAACGAGCGCGTAGCCATAGTGGTTTGCAGTTGTTGTCAATTGGTTTTCACCATTTGGCAATATCAGCCTACCTTGACCATCGCGTGTGCATCTATTCAAAAGATCTGAACTGGCTGGATGGACGGCTACCAAGCCTCCCCCTTTTTCACGTAAACGCCACTCTACTAGAGTTTTGTTGTAGTAAACCGGGAGAAACATCAAGCCATCGTCACCATTTATAACGGTATTGTTGCCGGAATAAAAAAGATCTCCTTCCTCTGCATCTTCATTATAATCAGGTGAGGCTTTTTGTCTCTGGGGAGACAGTGCCTGTATAATGCTGACGCGTGGGGTACGGAGATCTTCCGCTCCTATTTCACCAAATCCTTTTTCTTCGGTGCTCTCAAAAAGGGACATTAAAGCTGCCCCATTACTTTTCTTCGTTGCCATATCTTATTTCCTCGTCCTTAAGTTCAACGGTTTATTTTTGTACGTTTGCCAGTGTAGACAGAAAAGTTTTTCTGTGTTTCAACGTCAAACGCGCCATCTCCCAATTCGATCCTTTCTCTTACGAAGGCTCGAAGTGAGCTTGGATGAACTGCTTCTTTCTGTTTAGGAGTGTGTCCTTCTGAAAAAAGCCTTTCAGCCAATTCTTTCGCGATCTCATCTTCACCTTGACCAAAAGTCAACGTTAAGGTGTTTTTTATCATATCACCGTGACCGTTTTCTCTTAGCCATTCGTGAGCAGTTTCTAGTTTCTCTGCCGTGATGCGAGCGCTATAAAAAGGTTCAGCTGAGATACGTGAGCCATCGTTTAATTTAATGTCACTCACTCCCAACTGCATAAGTTTGTCTGGTATCTGGTTTTCAGATAGTTCTCTGTATTTTTCTTTTAATCTTTTAAGGTTTTCCTCGGCATTGCCAATTCGCCCTTCGATTTCAAGAAGGTTTTTGCATAGCAGACTTAGTTCTTTGATAGAACCGTCGTCAATTTCTTCTACTGCTTTAGTTACTGTTTTTTCAAATAGGTCTTCGATACTCATTCTTTCCTCCTAAACGGAATTACGTTATCTTTTATTTCTTTGGTTTCTTTGGTTTCTTTGGTTTCTGTGGAAAAAGAAGAAGGTGTGAGACTAAACTCTGCCTTAAATGAAAATTCTCCAGTAGACACTGAGGCTACATTTACTATTCCTTCCGGGTCGTCTAGTACCGAATAGACATATCTAAGAGCTTCATCCAAACTATTGAAAGGTCCAATGACGTTGGTTTGTTTCTTTTCTATGATGTCTATGAAATACAGATCGGCAGGGTCTGAGTAAACCTCCACAATTATTTTCGTTCTTCGTTCTTTTTTCATCGCTTGCGATAATTGTACAACGATTATATAATAAAGATCAAGAGAAATCTTAATATATAACGAAGAATGAAGGACTTGACTTATGAATTTAGAAAATTATGAATTTAAAACCGAACCTTACGACCATCAACTCGAATCTTTAGAGATCAGTTCCCATCACAATCTTTTTGCCCTGTTTTTAGAAATGGGTTTGGGAAAATCAAAAATCCTCTTGGATAATGCAGCCTTACTTTTTGAGCAAGGAAAAATTTCCAGTCTGTTAATTGTAACACCAAAAGGTAATTTAAGGAACTGGGATATACACGAGATAAGCAAGCATTTGCCTGATAGAATCCAACGAAATATTTTAGTATGGCAGCCTAATCACACAAAACGATGGACCAAGGACTTCAGGAAGCTGGTAGAAGAAGACAGCACCGGGGTTCTGAATATCTTTCTGATAAATGTGGAAGCTTTTGCGACCAAAAAGGCGTGTACTTTTGTTGAAGAGTTTTTAGTGACACACGACGCAATGATGGCCATTGATGAGTCCACCACAATAAAGAATCCAAAAGCCAAAAGAACAAAAAACTTAATTAGACTAGGACCTTTAGCAGACTACAGGAGAATTCTTACTGGGTTTCCTGTTACTAAAGCTCCTTTGGATTTGTTTTCCCAGTGCTATTTTTTATCCCCTAATCTATTGGGCTTTAGTAGCTATTACGCCTTTCGATCAAGATATGCAGTTGTACAAGCACGCAGAATGGGTACGCATTCTTTTCAACAAATAGTAGGTTTTAGAAAACTGGAAGAACTTCAGGAGTCTATCAAGGAGTTTTCCATACGAAAAAGAAAAGAAGAGTGTTTGGATCTTCCAGAAAAGGTTTATGTCAAAAGATATGTAGAGCTTACAGAAGAACAAAAGATTGCTTACAACACCATGAAAAAGAAAGCACTGATGATACTGGAAGAAGAACTCTTTACTACTGTAAATGTTCTTACGCAGTTAATGCGTCTACAACAAGTAGTTGCCGGGAGTTTAAGAAACCATGAGGGGGAAACAGTTATCCTGAAAAACAATCGTGTGCAAGCTGTTCTGGATCTTTTGGAAGAAACATCAGGAAAAGTAGTTATCTTTGCTGTTTTTCAAACAGACATAGAAGAACTAGAAAAAGCTATTGCTAATCGTTTTGGTAATGAATCAGTGGCTTCCTACTTTGGTAAAACGCCACAGAACCAACGACAAGTGATCATAGATAAGTTTCAAGAACCAGAAAGTGAGTTAAGATATTTTGTAAGCAATCCCCAAACAGGAGGCAGAGGAATCACATTAACTGGTGCCAGTACCATGATTTTTTATTCCAACTCATATGATTTGGAACTACGTGTACAGGCCGAAGACAGAATTCACAGAATAGGTCAAGAACACAGTTGCACTTACGTTGATCTAGTGTCCAAGGATACTGTTGATGAAAGAATACTAAAAAATCTGTTGAACAAAGTAAAAATCAGCAACGAAATATTAGGGGAAGTTCGCACTTGGTTCAAATGATGTATAATTGAAGGATGAGAGACAAAGTAGCAGACATCCTTGATGAAATACATCCAGTAATAGAAAAAGCAATAGAGAAAACTGGCGCTTCCCATTGGGAAGTAGCAACGGCTTTAATTGTTGAGCTTTCTGGACTGTCTGTGGCTTCCCGGCTAGAAAAAGATGTTCTAGTGGGTTTACTCTCCTTTTTAATAACTACCATAGACACGCGTCCAGCTGAAGAACAAGACGCTTCCTCAACGATTCATTAAGATGCCTGAACAAGATACATCTCTAGGTTCAGCTTTTAGACATGCTGTAGATCAACCGTTTGAGAATGCAGCGGCTACATTTAAGGCTTTAGGTTGGCATGACACAGAAGAGTTTCTGCATAATTTAATAGAAGAACCAGAAAACTATGAAGTTGCAGCAGCAAAATTCATTAATGCACAAGGCGATAAGTTTGATTGGAGATATTTTCCTAGAGCAACCTTTGAACAACTAGGACAAATAGCTGGAAGTTTAGCTACTAGAGCACTTGGTGCTGCTATAGGCGGTGCGGTTACTGCAAACCCTTTAGGTGCTGTTGCTGGAGCTCTTATTGGCCCTGCGGCTTTTGAGGCAATACAGATAGCGGGTCCGACTGCTTTAGAACACGCAAGAAACAGTGGCAGAGAAGACCCTACTTGGGAAGACTGGAAGCACGCTTTGCCAGCCACTGCTTTTAGTGCGGCTCTTAATGCTTTTGGTATAAGAAATGTAGGGGTTCTAAACAACATTGGCGGTTCTGGTGTAAAACAAGCAGCAAAATCAATAGGAAAAGCCGGGATTTCAGAAGGAGGTACCGAAACTCTCCAATCTATTTCAGAACAAATTGGTGGTTCGGCGGGAACACCAGCTGCACATACTGCACTAAGTTTTAAAGAAGCAATAGGAGAAGGACTTTTGGGAACAGGGGCTGCGGTTTCTACGCAAACTGCTCCAGCAACACTAGAAGCGGTTATGGGGGACATAATTGATCCATCCTTGGGAGGAGAACAGTTTGCTGGGGAAGAAATAACGGAAGAGTTTCCCATAGAAAAAGCTGTTGTTGAAGAAATAGAAGAGGATCCAGTAGAACAGCAACGGCTAGAGTTGACAGAAAAATATCCAGAAACAACTAAACGTGTTCCTGTTGAAGAGGCTTTGTTTTTACAGCCACAAACCTTGGATACTTTGGAGCCTCAGATACTTGAGATAGAAGAACGAATCGGTAGACAACTCTCTGAGCCTACGCCTGAGGTAGCAGAAAAAAGAAAAGAAGCTCTGGCGGAGGTTATAAACGAAATTAATGCTGATCCAGCGCTGTATCAGTTGTCTGTCGATTTGGCGCATCAGAATACTAGCAGTTTAGTTGATACCACTGTGGCTCGTCTTCAAGACACAGAACGCTCGCCTGTAGAACAGGATATTCTACATTATGAAGACCCCATAAAAAAATTGGACGATCTTTATGGTAAAAGACCTGTGTGGTATGAGCATACTATGCGTGACATCTCTGGTTCAAGAAACCAGCAAGCCGTTGGCACAGTCCAACAAGAACTTACTCCCCAACAAAAAGCAATATTGATAGAGGGTAGTAAAGGGACTATTGAACCCACTTTTCTTACACACAGCCCTTTGGAACAGTACATAATAAAAACAGTTGGGAATAAAAATATTCCTGCTGCAAAAATGATCAAGAATCTGGCTTTGTTTAAGGAAGACAGAGGCTGGTTCAAAGAGCTCAAATCCAGTAAAAAACGTTTATCGGATCAAGCTATTGACTCCGGGATTGCCGGTCTATTAAAGGGAAAAAGACTGCGTGGAGAAACAGTGAACAAACAGGATCTGTTGGATCAGCTAATAGATCACCGTTCCCGGTTTCAAACCCTTTTGTTTTTTGATACTCCACTTAGAGCTGATGAGTATTCTGACACTTTAAACCCAGATTATCCACAGCTCACTTTAGACAGCCCACAAATAGAAGCCAGAATGGACAAGGAAGTGGAAAAAATCATAAACGAAGATCCAACAAAGGACGAAGTTGAGGAAAGAATTCTTCTGGAAGAGAAATATGCGGAAATGCTTCCCAGTCTTGGAATTGTTACCAGTGGAAACCCAGAACAAGGGAATTGGGGAGAAGTAGGCGTAGAGCCTTTTGGCACACGCCATAGAGGTGGTTATCAGTTTGAATGGGAATACTCTGATTTTATGGAAGGAGGTATACTAAATAATTTTGAGCTTTGGTCAAAGTATGATGCCAAACTGACTCCAGAGGAGGAAATAGAACTAGCCGACACCGATTTTCCAGTGCGTAAGGAAAAAATAAAACAGGCTAGTAAAGAGATTCATAAAGATGACGATATGCACGCAGCTGCTGGGGATGCTACAAATTTTTGGGTAAGAGGACATTTGATAAAAGATTTGCAAGGACGCGTTGGTGCTTTGTTGGGTGAAATACAGTCCAAATTGCATGGTTATGCCCAAGATCCAAATAGACAAAGAGTATACAGATCGAGTGTTATAAAACAAACACAGGGACAGACAAGTGTAGAAGGAATAAAACACCGGAGACATGGACGTAATCTGAGAACAGCTATGGATCGTATGATAGAAGATCCCCCGGATGAGAACGTTAAACTATCAAGATGGAACGAAGATCAGCCCATGGAAGAAAGAATAGAAACTGCTAAAAAGCAGAGCAAAGAAGATAAAAAAGGTTTTCGTCGTTTTTTGTTGGAAGCTGTTTCTGATCCACAAGAAGGCTTACCGGCTAATTTTGATGATGCTATTCACGAAACTCGCTATATAACTCCTTTGGACCTTCAATTTATTCGTGCAAGAAACGGTATGACGCGTTTACAAGAGGAAAGCGTTGAACCACTTAGAGGGGAGCTTCAAAATCCTCTCGACCCAGATGCAATAAGTAACGCCATCCGAGAAGACCAAAGGAAAAAAGCGCCACAACAGGAAAGATTTGACCGACTTGTTGAAAAGATAGAAAAAGTAGAAGACAGGTTTAAAGCTAAAGTTGAGAAAAAAGAGAAAGCTCTTGTTAAATATTGGTTGCAATCCAACCAGCCTCTTAGACCGCTGGGAGTGGAGCTAAGCAAAACAGAAATAAACGAACTAGCTGGAACTTATGTTTGGCAGAATGTTAAACGTTTTCTTATGAACAAGCACGACATTGATATTGAGGCGTTAAAAGAGGCTGGAGATCCTGAAGCTCTCGCCGTGTTTGAGAAGGTATGGGAAGCCGGAACGGAAATGGAGCAAAAAGCAAACCGTGCTTATTTACAGGAATCACAGGAAGCGATGCGAGAGCTGGCTCCAGAAATGGCAGCAGTATCTCCCAAAGTTTCCCTTTTGCTGTACGCTAATAAAAACGCACCGACCAGAGAACAGTATCAAGCTGCTAGAAAAGACGTCGCAGTAGACGAAAGACATGCTGTTCCCGATTATCCTTTCAAAGCCACATGGCCCAGAATGGCTGTTATAACCACTATTAGGGAAATGCTTCGTGCTCGACCTGATATAACTCATATTTGGATTCCGGAAAAAGGCTACAGCAATGCTCCTCCGGGACCATACAGAGATGCAATAAAAGAAGCTAAAAAGATCGCAGGGCAGTTTGATCTTGAGTTTGAACACATAGAAGGAACTGCTGGGAACCCCGGTGTGTGGAGATTGGAAATAGCGCCTTTACGAGAGAAATTAATACCCGCTGGGGGTTTTGTAGGTATGAAAGAAGGTGGTTTGGTTTTACCTGCGGTCAATCATGTAATGAATTATGGAAGCTACGGAAGAAAAATTCTCTGAGTCCCCAGAGGAACTCAGTGTATACTGGTTTTCCCAAGGATACCGGGGCAGGGATCTTCATATGAAGGTGCTGGAAACATTGGAACAAAGAGAACCTATGGAGGACTTTTGTAGTTTTTGTGACTAAAAAGAAGAAAAAGGTAAAAAAGAAAATAGCCAGAGGTTGCGGAAAGGTGATGAAAAAGCGTAGGAAATACACTACGTATACTTAGTGCCCTTGGACCAAGGACCTTGGACTACTCGACTGAAATAATCCATCATTTTACCTGTGAAAAGTGTGATCTGTGGTGGAGTGTTGCTGCTACAAACATAAAGGCCGACCGGACATGGTTTTGTCCTTGGTGTGGGCATAAACATGTTCCTCCTTACAGAGATAAAATTACGCAAAAACTCCCCAATGAAGTAGCAGATCAAAGATCAAATAACCGAACAAAATACGAAACATAATTTTTGTGTTGTTTAACGCTTGTAGCTCTTTTATGCCGATGAAGGTCCAATTTTTCTTGTTGATTTTTGTCGGTTCCTCGTGGTTTTTCTTTGCTTCTATCGCTGGTTCGTGCGTTTCTATGATGTTTTTCATTATTTCTAGGGGTTTTTGGTCAGTTTCTCCACATAACCTGAAAAATCCGTAGAAGTTATGTAAAAGTTATGTGATTTAGCATACATGGTAGCCTTGAAACCCTTTAGAATCAAGGGGTTTAGTTTTCCCTATATAACAATACTTACATAACCTGTACCTGAGATTTTGAGATTTTTCAAAAAGTAAATACAAATTTTATTTCAAAAAGTCGGGTGCGTAGGTGCGTTTAGACTGAAACCCTTGTTATATAGGGTTTCCCACATAACCTGAGAGAGGTGCGTTTGAGGTTATGTAGGTTATGTGAAGATACTTCATTTTACTGTGGTATACTTTGCCTAAGAAAATGGATGAGAGAGAAAAAAACACAGCGACGTTTATAATAAATCCAGATGCGCCAACTTGGTATAATTACGCTGAAGGATTTGATAAATGGCGTGTTTTCCCCCGGCTTTTAATCACTCTTTATGGAGTGGCTTTTTACAGAACAACTGAGTGGTTTATGACACTGCCTGATCCAACTAATGCCCAAAGTGCTTTTGTATCTGTGGTTGTTGGCGCTGGAGCTGCTTGGTTTGGACTCTATATTGGAGGGGGAAGCAGAAGATAACAATGCCAAAAGGAACATCTGGAAATATCTCAGGGCGTAATGAAAAACATTTGACACACAAGCAAATTCGTTTTGCGAAGGAGTTTGTTTATAACGATGGGTCTAAAACGCAGACTGAGTGTGCGCTTGCTGCTGGATACGCAGAAAGTTCTGCAAAAGTACGTGCATCTGAACTCTTAAATCCTAAGAGGTATCCACTTGTAGTTAGATTTGTCCGGGAGCTTCAGCAAGAAGTAGATAAAAAGTATGAAGTTACCTTTGCTAGACATGTTAGGAAGCTTGCCGATATTCGTGACCATGCTCTGGAGAAAGGAAACCTAACAGCTGCAGTTTCAGCAGAAGTACAAAGAGGAAGAGCAGCAGGTCTTTATGTAGAAAGAAAAGAAGTTCGTACCGGGAAGTTAGAATCTCTTAGTGAAATTGAAATTAAAAGTAGAATTGAAAAACTACTGGGAGACTATAAGCCTTTGTTGGAGATAGAAGACGGTAGTTTTACACACGAGAACTAGTAAATTTTTTTTCGTGCTCTTTAAAACGTTTTTCATACCACTCTGCTTTGTCTATGTCTTGCATACCATCCTTGTATTGATAACGCCAACGATATTTTAAGCTAGTACCACGTAAGTATCCTCTGAATTCTTCGGGTGAAAGCATTGCACGTATTGCATCAATACATTCAATGTCTCCTTGATTATAATGTGGGGGATGATTAACCATATCGGGTTGTTCGTGGTCTTTTCCAAATTGATCTTTTATATTCATAATCGCTCCTGATATTATTTTAATAAATAAACCACTAAACTCATGAGGCAAAGTATGAACAGTGGACCAACAATAATTATGAAGTCTTTTGGGCTCATTTCTCAGATATGTTTTAGTTTATTTCCTTTTATCCAACGTCCGTGACAATCACATTTGAAGGAATAAATTAATTCTTCTTCTGTGGTTTCGTAATCAAAAGTGATTTCATCTCCTTTTTTTATGTCCCTTTTCGCAGTCACCAGTATTACTTGGTTTGTTTCACATTGAGCAACTGGATTAAAACCCACAAAATTTGAGTTTATTTTGATCTCAGCACTTGGATTACAATGATGATTCATGTATCCCCCTTTTGGATCTTCAATGTGCTTGTCTCCGATCTGTATAGAAGTTCTGCTGGGCTTAGAAAACTTTTCTCCCTGTAACATAAGTATTATATTTCCTTTTTTAACAGATTGATTAGCGAAAAGTCCTTTTGCACCCTTCTTTATTTTTTTTATTTTAACGTTAGCGTTGTTCATTTATTCTATTTATTAAATGTCTTGTCATTTCTGTCCACACTTCACCATCGTTTAGGTTATAACAACGTGCACACATGGACATGGAAGCTCCGTGTCCACCGCCTCCTCTAACTAATCTTGTTCTTACGGAGGGAGAAGTAGTGCAACACTCACAAGTCGACATTTGGGTTTTACCCCTCATTTCTTGATGTGATTATAGCCAGTCCAACGTAGTAAACGAGCTGGGGGACAACTGCGTTTCCAAGTGCTTTTAGTCTTGGAACCCTAGTTTTATCTGTTTCAACTACTCTTGGGATTCCTTGTTCCCAAGATCCGTCCAGCCATGAGGAAACCCCATTAAGACTTCCACCCAAGAAGGATTTAAATGCTTCGTGATTTTTGATGGTTTCTTCTTCAAATGAATTTCCCCCGGAAGATCCAGCTGTTTGCCCAGATCCTTTCTCCTTTGGTGATATTCCTTGTTCGGAACGTCCATCTTGTGCATTCCCTGATTCGGTGTCGGAAACATTTTTTGTTGCTCCTCTACCATTACTACTCCCGCTAGTTTTCCCTTCTTTGCTACTTTCTCGTAGTTTGTGTTCTCTCCTGTATCTTTCCAATCTCTCGCCGCTGGAGAAGGCAACATTTTCCTGACTATTACTTCCGTTTCCAGACGTTTTTTTGGGTTGCCCTCGTCTATTTCTTTCTGACTCGGACCGTTTGCCATGCTCACCCTTGGAGTCGGCCACATCTTTTGTTTTTCCATGTGGTTCACTGCGTCTTTCAGTTTCACTCCCCATCTCACTCCTTGTTTGTTCTTCCGGGAGAACGAGCCGTTGTTCAGCTCCACGTTCTTGACCAGTCCCCCTTCGGTGTCGCTCACTCTCGGAGTCGGCCACATTTGTTCGTATTCTGGGTTGTGTACTGCTTCCCTCAGGTTTGAGCAACCGCCTTTTTTCGCTGCCTCTGACAACTCCTCTCGTTTCCGTATCTGTCCGCTCCTCATTCCGTCCATTGCTTGTGGAGTCGGCCAGAGTTTCATTGTCTGTGGATTCACTTGTTCTCTCAAATTTGAAGGTTTCGTGCGTCCTTTTCTTGTTGTTGTCGCTTGTCTTAGTAATGCTTCCTTTGATCTTTGTGGAAGGTGATCCATTGTGTTCGGTGTCGCCCACATTTTCTGCGACCCAGAAGATTCTTTCGCGCCTGTGCGGGGCACCGATACTCGCTGCTTCAACACTAAAGCACCTTGTGGAGTAGTTCTCGCTGTCCAGATCCGAGAGAACGGAATCAAGACCGAGTCGAATATGCCCGCCCACGTTTTCTCCAATGGCGTAATCTGGACGGAGTTCTCTAATGAGTCTAAAATATTCTGGCCAGAGGTGACGCGGATCTTTTTCACCTTTTTGATGTCCTGCAACGGAAAACGGCTGACATGGGTACCCTCCACAGATAATGTGGATTCTTCTTCTGTCAGAGATAATTCCATCTGTTTGTAATCTTTCATAACTTAACTCCTTTACGTCGTTATATATTGGCACATTCGGCCAGTGTTTGTTTAATACTTGGCATGGAAACTTCTCGATTTCGCAGAAAGCAACAGTCTCAAAATGTCCTGTGCTGTCTAGTCCTAATGAGAAGCCTCCAATACCACTAAAAAGATCTAATACTCTTAGTTTTTCAATAGTTGTGCTCATATTTCATCCCAAACTCTGCTACAAGCATCTCCAATCCCTATATTAACTGCTCGTGGATCTCCTCTTTTCAAAAGTTCTGATATAACTCTTTGATAGAAGTCGTGTCTGTTTTTTGATTTTTTAGCTACTTCTTCGGCTACTTCCCATACCGCATATTCGGCTTCAATCAGTGCGTCTTTAATTAAGCTCATTTATTCTACTCTCCCTATTAGTTTTTCGTAGTTTTTAGGATCTGAAAGTCCTCTGTGAAATCTAGGTATCAGCTAAGCAATAATCTTGGTCATCCTTTTTATTTTCTTTCTTATTTTTTCTTCGTTTGGTTTACTAGACTCTGGTTTCAATGTAGTTTCTCCTTTCTGCATTTTGGACAACCATAGGCAATTCCTTCTTCGTTCATACCAAGGTGGTTTTTTGGGGTTACAAAGAAAGAGCCATGCTTTTTACAGATGATCTCAACTTCTTCGTCTTCGTCTAAAAATTCTTCCATTCCAAATAAAAGACGCATTAGCTCAAGTACGTTTTTCATGGTTCAAGTCTGTAAGGAACGTCCCCGGTTTCTGGATCTATTTTTTCCTTGAGTGTAATTTCTGTTTCCCATTCTCCGTTATCTCCTAATACAGGAAAAACCTTTACAAGCTCACACAAACTGGATCTATCGTCTTTCTGTAAATAGAAAGTAATTTCGTCAGTTAGTTTTCCTACTTTTGCGAGCTGTTCTGCAAAGTCTTTTAAAGAGAGCTTGGTCTGAGCACCTAGATATTTTCCAGCAAGAAAAGGTTTTTCTAGGTACTTATTGATTATGAAATCTCTATTTTTTCGGTAGTAACAGAAAATATTTTTGAATGGTTTTTGGTTTTGGTGTTGTCTTTCTACAACATTTTCGCTGAACATCATGTTCACGAAAGTTTTAAACTCTTTTTCTAGGAGCATTCAGACCGCTCCCAGTATTCTTTTTGTTGTTCGTTTATTTTACGTATTACAGTATCGGCGATTTTTTTTGCTTCAACCAGACTCAGTTTATGTTCTCTGAATATAGCCATTAATATTGGGAGTTTGTTGATGTCGTCAATAGACATTTTGTTTGGTTCACTCATTTTCTTTACGCTCAAAAACATCTTCGTCCATTACATAGTATTCACCGCTGTCTGCTAGTCTTAAAGCCATGATAAGCGGAAGAGCCACAAACTCTTCGTTTGGAAAAGAAGGCTTCAAAAAATCTTTGGTAAAGTCTTCTGCTTCTTTTTCATCAGCAAACTCTCCGAATATGGTTCCTAGACCTTCTTCATTTACCATTGCCACACAAACCTTTTTGTGTTGACCTCGGTTTTTGTTTTCTTGGCTAGGCAATCTTGATGTTTGGGTTGTCATATTACTTTCTCCAGCATCACGA